ATATGCCAGAGAATGTATTTCCAGAAGTGTTACGTCCGGCGTTATCGGATCGGAAAGGGTTTTGTATTTTTCTAGGCACCCCGAAGGGGCATAATGCTTTTTATGAAAAGTATGAAGAAGCTGTAGCGAATGATGATTGGTTAGCTGCGGTATATAAGGCTAGCGAAACTGGTATATTAGATCAAGAAGAGCTTGACGCGGCGAAGGTTATGATGTCGAGCGATCAGTATGCACAAGAATTTGAATGTAGCTGGAACGCGAATGTACCCGGTGCGGTATATGGAAAAGAGTTAGAAGAGGCGCAAGCCGATGGTAGGATTACGAATGTACCCTACAACCCGGCTAGCAAGGTCGATACTTGGTGGGATTTAGGTGTAGGCGATAGCACTGCAATATTTTTTACGCAGAATATAGGGCGCGCTGTTCATGTAATTGATTATTATGAAGCGCGTGGGGAAGGGTTGCCGCACTATTGTAAGGTACTTTCTTCTAAGAATTATCTATATGGTGAGCATAATGCACCACATGATATAGAAGTTAGAGAGTTAGGTACTGGTAAGAGTAGGCGGGAAATAGCTTGGGATTTAGGATTAAACTTTCGGGTGGTTCCTAAGTTACCGATAGAGGATGGTATTCACGCGGCGCAGATGCTGATACCGCGTTTATATTTTGATAGAGAGAAGTGTAAGTATGGCTTGGAATGTCTTAGGCAGTATCACCGGGCGTATAACGAGCGCACTAGGAGTTTTAGGGCTACGCCTGTACATGATTACTCTAGCCACGCGGCAGATGCTTTTAGATATTTGGCGGTGGGTCTTAGAGAAGAAGGACGCGGTGTTACAGCGCCGCAAAGACAAGCGGTAATGGACTATGATCCATTCGCAGCATAGGAGATATTAGATGGCGGCAGCAGTTCCTGTAATATTAGGTGGCATAGGTGGTGGCGCAGTAGGCTATGGTGTAGCTAGTGCGTTAGCTTTAGGTACAACTGGTACAGCAATAGCAACGGCTACTGGTGCGGTTGTAGGCGCTGCTTTAATGGCTCCAAGTCCTCAAGGGCAAGCTATGGCACCCGGTGGTCCGGGAACTTCTGTTGAAACTATTGAAACAGACGAAACAGAGATAAACATAGAAAGCGAAACAGGTGGCCCAGATACCACTATTAATGAAATTGTAACGCTGCAAGAAGATTTAATAACAACAGCCGATACCTCTGTAGACACAACAGATTATAGCAACGTATCAAGCGCTGGTGTAGCTTCTACAGGGGCAGAAAATGTAGCGGCAGCAAGTGCCGTTAGCACAGGTGTTGGCGAAGATAGTGCTATAGATTTTTATGAAAGAGGTCGGCAAGCTACAATACTTACAACGCCACAAGGGTTATTAAGTAATGCAACTACTGGTGTTAGTACACTTCTTAGGCCTACACCCGGATTAGCTGGCGCTGGATTAATAGCATGATGGGGAAACGACCAAAAAATATAGCTGGTGCTATGGGCAAAAGATCTGCACAACCAGCAAAAAGAATGAAAAACGCTACAGTAGACCCTATCGAGCGTTTAAATCAGCGTATGGCTGGTCGTACACAAGGCGGCGCTAAAAGTAAAAAGCGTAAAACATTAATGTCCGGGTATGGAGGTATGTACTAATGGCTGAAGTTTTACCTATGATAGCGCAGCTTGATAGGCGCTTAAAGACGTTGCAAACGCAAAGATCTAATTGGGAAAGTCACTGGCAACAGCTAGCAGATTATATGTTGCCTCGAAAAGCAGACATTACAAAGAAACGACAGCAAGGCGATAAGCGCACAGAGTTGTTATTTGATGGTACTGCTATCCATGCTGTAGAACTATTATCTAGTAGCTTACATGGTATGCTAACTTCTCCTAGTACGCCGTGGTTTTCTATGCGCTATCGTAACCCGGAACTACAACAGGATGATGCAGCTAACGAATGGTTAGAAGTTTGCATAGATCAAATGTATCAAGCGTTTCATAGATCTAACTTCCAACAAGAGATACACGAACTTTATTATGATTTAGTTGTATTCGGTACAGCTGCTTTCTATGTGGAAAGTGCGCCGGAAGGTTTACGTTTTTCTTCCCGGCATATTGCAGAAATTTGCATTAGTGAAGATGCAGAAGGTCGCGTAGATACAGTGTATCGTAAGTTTAAACTAACAGCGCGTAGCATTGCTATGCAGTTTGGCGAAGAAAACTTACCGCAAGAAATTAAAAAAAGTTTAGATAGTGAGCCTTATAAAGAGCATCCTATTGTTCATGTGGTGCATCCACGTAAAGACGGTAAGGGTAGGGCAAAGAAAAGCAAGCCTGTAGCGTCTATTTATTACACAGCTAATACACGACAGTTGTTATCTGAAAGTGGTTTTGACGAATTTCCGTTTATGGTTCCGCGTTTTGTTAAAGATAGTGTTAGTACCTACGGACGTAGCCCGGCAATGAACGCGCTGCCAGATACTAAAATGCTAAACAAAATGGCAGAAACAACAATTAGGGCTGCACAAAAACAGATCGACCCTCCGCTAATGGTTCCTGATGATGGGTTTATGTTGCCTGTTAGGACAACGCCGGGAGCATTAAACTTTTACCGTACAGGTACAAGAGATAGACTAGAGCCGTTGCAGATAGGAGCAAACAACCCTCTAGGTTTAAATATGGAAGAGCAAAGACGTAACGCTATCAGGCAAGCTTTCTTTGTGGATCAGCTGCTAATGGCTAGTGGACCGTCTATGACTGCTACCGAAGTCTTGCAAAGGAACGAAGAGAAAATGCGGTTGCTTGGGCCTGTCTTGGGTAGGCTACAAGCCGAATTGCTCCAGCCGTTAATCTCCAGATCCTTTGCATTGCTGCTCCGTAACGGTCTCCTCCCAGCCGCGCCGGAGCAGCTTCAAGGTCAGGATATAGATATTGAATATGTATCGCCATTAGCAAAAGCGCAAAAAATGACAGATCTACAGTCAATGTTGCGTGGTTTTGAAGTCTTGTTGCAGATGCAGCAAGTAGCGCCAGTAATGGATTATCTAGATGATGATAAGCTTGTACAGTATTTAGTCGAAACAACAGGTATTCCGGCGCGTGTCGTGCGTAGTAGAAGTGAAGTAGAGCAGTTACGCAGACAAAGGGCAGAAGCGCAAGCAGCGCAAGCACAAGCGCAACAGGAAGCGTCTATAGCAGACCAAGCGCAAAAGCTAGCACCAGCGTTAAAAGTCGCGTCTGATGCTAGACAACGTGGACAAATATGAAGGAATTAGAAGAATTAAAACTCGCCTATCGCCGTACATTTAATACGGAGGATGGGGAGCAAGTGCTTAGTGATCTTAAAAAGCGTTTTGCTTTTGAGACAACCACTTTTGTTTCTGGCGATCCCCATCAATCAGCTTTCCAAGAAGGTCAACGCGCAGCAATACTATTGATCGTCAGTATGTTGGCTGAAGGAAAAAAACAAGGATAGGAAATTAAATGAGCGAAGAGACAACCCAAGATGCTGGACCTCAAGAAGTCGCTGAAGCAGTTGCAGCGGAACCTGTAGTACAGGAACCAGTTGCACAACAAGAAGTTGCACAGCCTGTAAGCGAAGGTAATTGGCTTGATGCGTTAGATGAAACGTATCAGCAAGATCCTTTGATTAACAAGTTTACAAGTGCAAACGAACTAGCAAAAAGCCACATAAGCGCGCAAAGAATGATCGGAGCTGATAAGGTAGTAATACCCGGTCAATCTGCTACGCCAGATGAATGGCGCGCAGTTTATCAAAAACTAGGCGCTCCACAAGATCCGGGTGGTTATGAACTAGAACAAACGGAAGTATTTGACGAAACGTCTTTTGATGCTTTTCGAAACAAAGCTTACGAGCTTGGCTTGTCAAACAAACAAGCGGCAGAGATTGCTGGCTTGTATCAAGAGCAAGTTAACAATGGTCGGCAAGTTTTAGAGCAACGTGCAGAAGAAATACGTTTTTCCGGGGAGCAAGAGTTACGACAACAGTTTGGCGATCATTTTGACCAACGGTTAGAAATGGCAAGGTCAGCGTCACAGACTGTTATGAGTGAAGATGATTTAAGGATTTTTTCTGAAGTACAGCTAGCAGACGGTAGATTGTTAGGGGATCACCCGGCAATCGTTAGAGCGTTTCATAAGATGGCTGAACTTCTAGGAGAAGATAATTTAGTCGGTGAAACGACTGAAGTAGTTATGAGTTCGCAAGACGCAAGACAGCGATATAATGAAGTGGTCGCGCAAGGATCTCCCTATTGGGATAAATTCCATGCCGAACATCAAAACTATATTGATGAAGCTTTGCATTTGCGTACTTATTTTGCTGGATAACCGAAAGGCCCAGAACGTCAAGCTTGTGCGTCAAGCGGAGTAGCTAACCTAAATAGTAGCATTGGCCCTTATGGGATAACCGAAGCGCAGCAAACTTTAACTGAAACTGTAATAAGGAGAGACTTATGTCTACCCAAATAACTACAGCTTTTGTTCAACAGTTCTCCGCGAACATCCAGATGCTATCACAGCAAAAGGGTTCGTTGCTGCGTAATGCAGTTGACAGTGAGAGTGTGAACGGTGAAAAAGCTTTTTTCGATCAAGTAGGTGCAGCGGCAGCTGTTCTACGAACCTCACGCCATGCGGATACGCCATTGGTGGAAACACCACATAGCAGACGTATGGTAACTATGGCTGATTATGAATATGCAGATTTGATTGACGATCAAGACAAAGTGCGCTTGCTTGCTGATCCAACATCTACTTATTCTCAAGCAGCGGCGGCAGCTATGGGCAGAGCAATGGATGATGTAATCATTACTGCGGCTCTTGGCACAGCAACTACTGGTAAAGATGGTAGCACCTCTACAACGCTTCCATCTGGACAGAAAATTGCACATGGCAGCGCCGGGTTAACTATTGCAAAACTTCTAAGTGCTAAAGAAATCTTAGATAGTAACAGTGTTGACCCATCCATCACGCGGCATATTATTGTATCGCCAAAGCAAATCTCTGATCTGCTTAACAATACAACCGTAACGTCAAGTGATTTTAATACTGTAAAAGCTTTGGCAACAGGTGATCTAAACTCATTTGTTGGCTTTAACTTTATCGTATCTAATCGTTTGAACACTGACAGCAACAGTGACCGTCAGGTTATTGCTTTTGCCAGTGACGGTATCAAGCTGGCAATCGGTAAAGAACCGTCTGCTCGGATTGATGAACGTGCCGATAAGTCATACTCAACGCAAGTCTATTACTGTCAGTCCATAGGGGCAACTCGCATGGAAGAAGAAAAAGTAGTAGAAATTGCGTGTAACGAATAAGGAGACTGACGAATGGCTACTGTTTATTCAACCCAACGCACTAATTCACGCGCTACACCAGCCGTGATGAATAAGGCAAACGAAATGAGTGGCAGAATTAGAGTTGCTCATGGTACTTACGAGGCATCTTCTTTAGCGTCTGGTGACGTTATTGAAATGTTTATCATGCCTGATGGCGCTAGATTGCTAGAAGGATCACTTGCACATGATGCAATGGGTTCATCTACAACCTTGTCTGTTGGCTATGCTGCACATACTAACGCAGCTGGCACAGCGGTAAGCGCGGCAGCGGCAGCGTATAAAGCAGCTGCGGCTTCTACGTCAGCGCAAAAAGTAGACATCCTTGCTACACTAGCTCTCGGCTCCGGCACAGAGTTAGATGCTAACGAGGACGGTGTTCCTGTAACGGTAACAATGGGCGGTGCAGCTGGCACTGGTACTGTTGAACTTACCATCAAGTACGTTCTAGACTAATAGAGTGGGGCGCGTTTGCGCCCCCTCTTTTTTATTGGAGATAGAGAATGACAAGTACCGTTGATATTGCTAACTATGCGCTAAACAGTTTAGGTGCATCTAATATTACTGCGCTAGATGAAAACAGCAAACCAGCGCGCATTGTTAACCAGCGATACGAAGCGGTAAGAGATAGTGTGTTTAGATCGCATCCGTGGAATTGTTTAATTCGTAGGGCAGAGCTAGCACAAGAAAGCATATCGCCGACATATGGCTACGGTAAGCAGTATGCTTTACCTACAGATCCATTTTGTTTGCGTGTTTTAGAGTTTAGCAACGGCACATTAACGTTTCCGTTTGATAATATGCGAAGTAATAACGATACTCCGGCGTTTATTATTGAAGGTCGCAAGCTATTAACGGACGAAGGTACTGCAAAAATTAAGTATGTTGCTCGGATAACAGACCCACAACAGTACGATGCCGGGCTAATTGAAACGTTAGCGGCTAGATTAGCGTATGAAATATCGTATGCAATTACAGGTTCTACTACTGTACGGCAGCTATCGGCAGCTGATTACGATAGGAAACTTAAAGAAAGCACGTTTCAAGACGCAACAGAAGGTGCGCCAGAGCGTATCGAAGCCAATGATTTCGTTGAGGCAAGATTGTAATGGCGAGATCCGCACCATCATTAAGTACATTTACAGCTGGTGAAATATCGCCACGCTTAGAAGGGCGTATTACGCTAGAGAAATACAAAGCTGGTCTATCAAATTTAACTAATATGGTAGTGCAACCACACGGCGGCGTTACACGTAGACCGGGTACGCAATATCTTGGTACTGTAAAAGATAGCAGTGTAAAGAGTAGGCTTATACCATTTCAGTTCAAAACGACAGACACATACATACTTGTGTTTGGGGATCAAGTTATGCGTGTGTATCGCAACGGTTCTCAAGTTTTAAAAGGATCGGCACAAAACATTACAGCTGTAACAAAAGCAAACCCCGGCGTAGTAACAATATCTTCTCATGGCTATAGCAATGGCGATGAAATATTTTTAGATAATGTTGTCGGCATGACAGAATTAAATGGTCGTAACTACAAGGTGGCTAACGTCACAACAAATACATTTACGTTGCAAGATTTGTTTGGCAACAACATTAACACAACAAACTTTACAACATACGCATCCGCTGGCGCTGTAGATGAAATATTTGAAATAGCAACGCCATACGCAGAGGCGGATATATTTAATTTACGTTTTGCGCAAAGTGCAGATATTATGTATTTTGTACATCCAAGCTATGCAATTCGTACTTTATCGCGTACAAACCACAACGCTTGGACATTTGCCACAGCAACAATAAGCGGATCTCCTAATCCATCACTGTCAGGTACTGATAATTACCCTAGTGTGGTTACGTTTTTTGAGCAAAGGTTAGTTTTTGCAGCAACAAACAACAATCCACAAACGTTATGGTTTAGTAAAAGCGCAGATTATTTAAACTTTTCTACAGGAACAAACGCTGATGATGCACTTATTTACACGATTGCATCAAACCAAGTAAACAATATTAGGTATTTATCAGCTACAAGAGTGCTAACTATAGGTACTTCTGGCGGTGAATACGTGCTTACAACTACAAATGACGGTCCTATTACGCCGACTACAACGCAAATTCGTAAGTATTCTAATTACGGATCGGCTAATACAGAACCTGTACAGGTCGCAGATGTTACGTTGTTTCTGCAACGCGGCAATAGAAAAGTGCGAGAGTTTAAATATATTGGTGAAGTAAACACAGCCGGTTATCAAGCGCCAGATCTTACAGTGTTAGCGGAACATATCACTGAAGGTGGCCTAGAAAGTTTTGCATACCAACAAGAGCCAGAAAACATAGTATGGGCTATACGTTCTGATGGTGCGCTAATAGGATTAACGTATCGGCGTGAAGAGGAAGTTGTTGCGTGGCATAAACATACCATAGGTGGCACGTTTAGCGGCGGTTCGGCAGTGGTCGAAAGCATTGCAACATTACCTACGGACACAGGTAATGACGAGCTATACATGATTGTAAAACGTACTATCAATAGTGTTACCCGGCGATATGTAGAGCGCATGAAAGATTTTGATTTTGGCAGCAACACAACGACTGCATTTTTTGTAGATAGCGGTTTATCGTATTCGGGTAGCGCAGTTAGCAGTTTTAGTACGCTGTATCATTTAGAAGGTGAAACGGTTTCTGTGCTTGCTAACGGCGCAAGTCACGCTAACAAAACAGTAGCTAGTGCATCTATAGCACTTGATTTTTCTGCAACCACGGCAGCTATTGGGTATGGGTATACATCAAATATGCAAACGCTACGGATTGAAAGCGGATCTTCTGACGGAACAAGTCAAGGTAAACCGAAAAGAATACACGGTATTACAGTACGATTATTTGAAACAGTTGGTGTAGAAGTAGGTAACGATAGCTCCGAAACGGATCGGATCTTTTTCCGCGACAGTTCTATGGATATGGATACAGCGATTCCTCTTTTCTCCGGCGATAAAGATGTTGAGTTTCCGGGTGGCTTTGATGATGATGATAGAATATACTTACAACAGACACAGCCACTACCTTTGACAGTGTTAGCACTGTATCCAAGGATGAATACTTTTGATAAATGATAGCAAGACCACTTAGTAAAGTTCACGTTCTAGATGTAGCGGATCGGGTTCCGTTGCAAAATAATTCGCAGTTAGGTTTGGTTCTTTCTGCAATGCCTGTTTATTTGCAACCGGGTAGAGGCTTGGCACTTATAGACAATGGCAAGGTTTATGCCGTGACAGGTCTAGCGCCTGTATGGGAAGGTGTAGCAGAAGCATGGTTTTTGCCTACGCGAGAAATGAACGGTAAGCGGATACAGACAGTACGTTTAGTAAAACGTGAGTTAGATGCCGCAATAACTAGACTGAAGCTGACAAGAGTACAAGCTGTTGTTAGATCAGATTTTACAAATGCACATAAGCTTGCAAAGTTTTTAGGTTTTACAAGCGAAGGTGTCATGCACAAGTATGGACCAGATGGTTTAGATTACGAAAGGTACGCAAAATGGAAGCACTGCCATTTATAATGATGGGTTCGCAAGTTGCTGGCGGTATAGCAGAAAAGAAAGCTGCTAACAAAGCAGCAGCGGCAGCTGCAAGAGTTGGTGAGTTTAACGCACAGATTATCGAGCGTGATGTAAACTTATTAGAAAATCAACGTACTATTATTAACAACAATGTGCTTATTTCTAACAAGCGTAAGCGTATGGCGTTTCGTAAAACGCAAGGTGAGGCTGTAGCTGGGTTTGCTTATGCTGGCGTAGATATTGCAGTCGGTACACCAATGCAAGTATTGCGCGAAGGTGGTCGAGAAAGTGATTTTGAAATTGCTATAGATAAGTTTGATAACTACGTAACTAATATGCAAATAAACGATGCTATAGAAGATACCAAGTTAACAGCGCAGTTATCGCGTATGGAAGCTGGTGCGTCAGCGGCAGCGCTAAGATCGTCAGGTACGGCAAGCTTAATAGCTGGTTTTGGTTCGGCTGCACGTATTGGTTATGATACTAGAGCTTTTGCGTAATTTTAAAAAAGGTAAATATTAATGCGTATACCTATCTATCGTGCTGGTAACACACCTACAGGCGAAGCGCCGGGTCGTAGTTTTAGAGCAAGAGCAAGTGCAGCGCCTTTTATTAGACAGGCAGAAGCTAAAGCTAGTGTGTTTACAGCTGCTACTAAAGAGATTGGTGAGTTTGCTGCTACGCGATACAAAGCTGCTAGGGAAGCGCAGATAAACCAAAAGTTGTTAGCTGGTGAAACAGCCTTACGCGAAGATGCGCGCAGATTGTCTAGAGTTGATCCAAGTGAACTTGGTTCAGTTTTTAACGAAGGTGGTAATCCAGAAGAAGGCCAGTGGGCGTTAGCTACTAAAACAGCAAAAGAAAGTTTGCTTGACGGTGTTACTGATCGGCGTAGTCAACAAGTATTAACTGATCGTTTCAATCAAATGGAGCTTACCTATCGGTATAGCTTACGCGGTGCAATAGATACAAAGCTTGATGCAGCTACGCAAAAAACAAGAGCCGATGCAGCAACGCAGTTTTCGCAAAACATTGCAAATTCAACAGAGCTTAACGAAGCAAAGCTTCACGCAAATAACTTTGGCATTAACTCTGTCAGGCTTGCACAGTTAGGATTAGGCAATCCCGGTGCATTAAAGAAACAAGAGTACAATGCTTTGTACAATGGTATTCTTGGCAATATACGTGCAGCATTAAATAGTAGCGGTACGCCTGTACAAGATTTAGAAGAATTACGACTTACTCTTAGAGAGTTACAACAACTGCAAAGTAGACCAGAAACTGAAAGGGCAGCTGGAAGGGAAACTGTGTTAGCTAACAGTGGAGCCGGGCGTATGCAGATTGGTTTACTGGAAATGTTGCCGATGAATGATGCGGCAAAATTATTGCAAAGTCTTGGCGCTGGTGCAGAGTTTTTTGATGCACCATCCGCTGAACAACAAAAGCTTGAAAGAGTTAATCAGCAAATATTTAAAGAAACGACAAAAGGTATTACTGATGGCGTTTCGATGTTGCAAAAAGGATTAGCTTTACCTGATGGCTATATTGAAACGTTAGAAGCGCAAGGGCAACTGACTATGCCTTTTGTAGAAGCAGAAGATCAAGCATTATATACGCAAGGACTTGCTGATTTACGTTTTTTAAATAATCTTTCTGAAGCGGTTAAAGGTGTCAGTAACACAAAAGGTATTAACGATTTAATACAAAGTTTAGAAGCGCCGGGTGTTACAGAAGGTCAAGCAAATTTAGGTTTAGAGTTTTTGCGCGGTTTTAAAGCTGACATGGAAAAACAGCTTAAATCTGATCCTGTAGGATACGCTTCTAAGGTAGGCTCTGTAGATGTAACGCCAATAGATTTGTCTCCACAAGCGGTGCAAAATTCATTAGAAGCTGGGCGTTTAGATAGACCGGGGGCAACGTCTTTAGCAGATACTGGTATTCCAAAAAGAATAAACGATGCAATTGCAATACATGGTCATTATGAACTTGACGGCCCTATTAAGTTTCTTACGCCGGAAGAAGTGGCAACATATGCTCCGAGTTTAAATACAGGAACAGCTGTAGAAAAAATGAAAGCTATCTCTTCAATACAACAACTGTTTGGTAGACACGCCGGGTCAGTATTAGAACAGCTATCTGGTCAAGCGCCTGTCACGATGCACGTTGCTGGTCTTATGCAAGATGGTCTTATGCCACAAGCAGAAGTAATATTTAAAGGTGTTCAAGAAATAAACGCGAACGGTGTGCCAATACAGGGCGGTGATATGCGTGACGCAGAAAGCGCCATGTTTGGTATTCTTGGTGCGGCGTATGAATTTTTGCCCGGGGAACTAAATGCTAAACTTAAAAAAGATATTAAAGATGTAGCATTAGCGTATTACGCAGAGGTTCTATCACGTAGAGTTGATAAGACTTATGACGATGTTTTGTGGACAGAAGCTGTTAAAATTGCGTCAGGTTTTAATCCGCAAACTGGTGGCGGTGGTGTGCAAAAAATAAAAGAAAAGCCAACAATTTTACCGCCAAATAGAACAGCTAACGAAATAGAAACAGCATTAGAAAATATTACTAGAGAAAACTTTAGTAGTATTGCTAGCACGACACTTGTTGACAAAGAATTATTCGAAGCAATTAAAAGTGGAGAAGAATATTCTTTTTACGCAAGAGGTCGTGAAAACGGAAAGATTGTTTACGGTGTGCAGCGTGGCGAGTATGGAGCAGCTGACTTTGGAATAATAACTGATAGTAATGGTGAGGATTTAGCTTTTACTATGGAAGAACTTGTTACAGCTTCTAGAAAAACTGATGCTGTTTTTATTGGTGAAGTTGTAGCTGGTTTTACTGCGACAGGTGCAGCGCAAGAAGCAGAAAAAATTGTACCGAAAAATCAAACTAAAAATACACAAAAATTAAACGGCGATTTTTTAATTACAGAATATGAGTTTGCTCAATTACCTTCTTACGATAAAAAGAGTTATGAGAAAAAAGAAGCCAAGTATTCTGTTCGCGTTTTTGATGAATTAAAAAATGATTTTTCTGTAAAAAATATAGTAGAGATATTGACAGATTATGACATACAAGAATGGGCAAAACAAAATGATATATTATTAAATGATATAGTTATTGGTAATATTAAAAGAATAGCAAAAACCGAATTGGAAAGACAATAATGGCTAGCTATTTACCCAATCAAGTAAACAAGTTAGCGTTTGCGTCTGCGCCTAGAGCAGATAAACCGTTAGGTTCGTTTGTAGAAAACCTTTCGCAAGCTTTTGATGCTGGTCTAATGCAAAGTGGAACGTCTGCCGAGCGCTATATTAAAGAGGCGTGGGAGCCTGTAGTTGACGAAATTAAAGATATTACTGGTGTGTCATTTAACAATCCCGGTTCGTATTTACGACCAAATATTTTTGAAATAGGTAGGGGCTATCCACTTATAAACAAACAGTTTCACTACGATCACTATGTAGAAAAAGTAGAAACTTACGTGCGTGATAATCAAGATGTGTTGCCAGAAAATGTAGTGAATACAGTATTAGACAAAGAAAGAGATAACACTTGGCGGCAACAAGCAAAAGATGAATACCATGCAGAGCAACGTGAATTAGCAGAAATCACTGACAGATCTCCGGGGATAGGTAAGACAACGGCTAGGTTTTTAGGTGGTTTAGCAGCTGGCGCTGAAGATCCAATAAATCAACTTAGTATGCTTATTCCGGCGTTGCGTCTAAGAAATACTTTTAGCGCTATTGTGTTTGGCGAAGCAATATCAAATGCTGGTGTAGAAGCTATACAACAGCCCGGAGTTGCCGAGTGGTATGAGAGTTTAGGGTTAGAATATTCATGGAAAGATTTTGTTACTAATGTAGGTAGCGCAGGAATTATCGGTGGTGCTTTTCCTATTGGTATTAAGATCGGTGGCAAGACTATCGGCTTGACATATGAGCAAGCAAAAAAAGGAGCACGTCTACTAACAGGCACAAGGAAAACCGATTTACAAGAAACAGCTGAAATTTTAGAAGAGGTTGCATCTTCAACAGTAGAAAGCAATCCGTTGCAAAATAACTCTATAGGTCAAGCTGAACATCAAGCCCGGCTTACAGAAGCAACGGTAGCAATTAACGATGGCGAAATGCCGAGGCTGTCAGACAATACGGAAGCGCAAGTTGTTATACCAGACAACATTAATCAAGCTACTAATCTTGGCGGTATTGTAGATGAATTTAATCCGCGTGATATAAACGTAGATGCTAAAACATTTCAGTTTAAAGAGGGTGGTGACATATACGGTGTTACCGATAGGTTAGAAGGTGTTACAGAATTTGATCCGATAAAAGCTGGTATGATTACAGTGTATGAATATGCTGATGGTCGTTTGTTTATAGCAGATGGACACCAGCGGCTAGGTTTAGCCAAGCGTATTATGGATCAAGACCCAAGCCAAGATATACAAATGGTTGGTTTTAGATTGCGTGAAAAAGATGGTATTACGCCAGAAGAGGCAACCGTTATCGCTGCACTAAAAAACATAGCCGAAGGTACTGGCACTGTTATAGATGCAGCAAAGATACTACGCATAAACCCGGATAGAATTACTGAACTACCGCCAAAGTCTGCGTTTGTCCGACAGGCTAGAGACTTGTCACAGCTATCAGATGATGCGTGGGGCATGGTAAAAAATGAAATAGTTGCACCAAACTACGCAGCTATTGTTGGTCGGTTGATGGCAGATGATGCCACAATGCAAAAAGCAGCGCTAGATGTATTGTCAAAAACAGAACCGTCTAATGAGTTTCAAGCGGAAGCAATAGTGCGTCAGGTACGCGAAACAGAACTTGTAAGCGAAACGCAAGAAAACTTATTTGGTGAGGAAGTGTTAACGCAAAGCTTGTTTGCCGAGCGCGCAAAAGTGTTAGACCGGGCGCAAAAACAATTACGCAAAGATAAAAACTCTTTCCAGAACTTAATTAAAAATGCAGATAGGCTGGAAGATGAAGGTAATAAACTAGCAAACGAAGCAAACAAAAGAAGGGCAACAAACGATGGCAAAGCGATCTCGCTCCTCCAAAGCCAAGCGAACAGAAAAGGTAGCCTCTCAGAAGCCCTTACAGCCGCAGCAAGGCAAGCAAAAGAAACAGGAAACTACAACCGCGCTACAACAAGCTTTGTCGAAGATGTCAGACGAGCAATTTCAGATGGCGAGTTCGACCGCGCAGAAATTAGCGATGCTGGACGCGCTTTCGATGCTCCAGAAGAAATCCCTCAGATACGAACAGATGCAGAGGAAATCGAGCTAGATAAATTTGATAATTTATTTGGCGAAGGTGTAGAGGAACAAGCTAGGATATTAGATGCCGGGTTGCGTCAAGACTTAGATGTAGACTTAGAAAAGCTTGATTTCGAAAAACAATTAAAAAGCAGCGTAAGTAACGAAGCTATTATAAACCATCCATACATAAGAAATGCCGTAGAAGATATGGAAAGCAGACCCGAAACGGATAAAATGCCGGGATACCCTAAAGATGAAAACGATGTTGAAGGCATTACGAATTGGGTAAGTCAAAGACAGTACATTGTTGACGGTAGTAACAACGGTACTTTTGACGATGCTATGCGCGATATGGTTAAAACAGCGCGTAGTCTTGGCTGGATAGATGATAAGATAGAGTTGCCAGCTAATGCTATTAGAAAAGAAAAGAAAGCAGTCATTATACTTGGACCACCAGCTGCCGGGAAAAGTACGCTAGCTAATCCTATAGCGCGCAAGATGGGTGCTTCTATTGTTGATGCAGATGAAGCTAAGAAGCTATTGCCAGAATACCAAGGTGGTATAGGTGCAAATGCAATACATGAAGAAAGTTCTTTAATGTCAGATATTTTGCTTAAAACGTTGCTAGAGGAAGGTGATAACTTAGTGTTGCCAAAAGTCGGCGGTAAAGCAGAAAGTATAGAACGTGCTATTTCTATGATAAAACAAAAAGGTTATAGTGTAGAAGTAGTTGATATGGCGGTATCTTTTGACAATGCAATGCAGCGTATGTTGCAACGTTTTGTGTCAAAAGGTCGATTAATAAATCCAGATTATGTAATAAAAGTTGGCGAAAATCCAAGCAAAACTTTTGATACAATACAACAGAAAGGTATAGCAGATGGCTATTACAGGATCGACAACAACGGACCTCAAGACGGATACAAAGAAGTCCTTACAGAAACCGGGGAACTCCTCAAAGACACGAGTATTAGACTTAGAAGAGGTGGAGTTGAAAGCGGTCCAGAAGTCAGACGGACAGGTAGGAAAGTATCTGTTGGAGAGATCTCTGAAAGCTTTGAGGAGCTAGACACACCTACTATTAGCGAAAGTTTTTTAGACGAGCAATTTCCGTTAGAAGTTTTAGGCGAAGTAGATGATGTTACTGGCGATGTTGTTTTACGAAAAGTTACAGCTAGGCAGTTGCTTGATGAAATAGATCAAGATGATGCAATGGTCGATGCAATATCAAGGTGTCCGTTATGAGTTTTAAAAAATGTATTGATGATTTAGAAAACGGCAACCAGCTTACAAGAGACCAAGCGGAGGAAGTGCGCGAAGTTTATGAGCAACAGCTAGAGTTTCATAAAGGGAAAATGAGCGATACAGCTGCCGAAGCAGAAGCTGGCAAAGATGCTTTCAATGCAATTAAAAATAAAAAGCTACATAGCAAGCGCCAAAAAATTACGCAGATGCGTACATGGCAAGAAATCACAAGAAACCTAGATAGCTATCGTAATAGGTTAGGTCAACAAGATCCAAATGCAGCTGCGCTTGCTTTATTCGAGCAAGATGGAATGTCAAAGTTTTCAAGTGTAGTGCAAAGAGAAGAGGCTATAACAGGCTTTGCGTTTGCAACTATGAATAAAATACTTGGTACGTTTCGCCGTAATTTAATAGGTAATGTACGCAGCAAAGCAAAACTTAAAAATATTACAAGAGAAATTTTCGGTGAAAATACAGGTGATGTAAGCGCAAAAGAGTTTGCACAAGCTTGGACACAAACGTCTGAAATGTTGCGTAAGAGAGCTAATCGCGCTGGTGCTAATATAGCTAATCGTAAAGATTGGGGCTTGCCGCAAATGCACAATAGGTTTGCTATATCTAAAGCTGGTCGTGAAAAATGGTTAACAAATATTGCTCCGTTACTTGATCGCAAAAAAATGATAGATCAAACAACAGGTATACCATTTAATGATTTACAATTAGAAATAGCGCTTACTGATGTTTATGACGCTATAGTAACAGATGGTTTTAATAAATTAAATCCGGGTGCTGGTGGTCGCGGTAAATCGTTAGGCAATGCACGACAAGATCATAGGTTTTTAGTTTTTAAAGATGCAAATAGCTGGATGAAATATCAAGATCAGTTTGGTGATGCGAATGTATTTGATACTATGATTTCTCATGTAAAAAATATGTCGCGTGACATTGCGCTTATGGAAATACTTGGCCCTAATCCTACAGCAACAACAAATTTTTTAAAACAAACGTTAAGTAAAAAAGCAAAAACAAAAGCTCTTACTGGTAAAATAGATGCAAAGGCAGAAGATAAAGCTCTTAAAACAGGTAAAAAAATAGATAACTTGTATTCCGCTGTAACAGGCAGAAACAATGCGCCAGTAGACGGAGTGTTTGCATCTAGCTTTGCTGGGTTGCGTCAAATACTGCAATCAGCGCAGTTAGGTGCTGCGTCAATCTCTGCAATTACAGATCTAAACTTTCAAAGATTAGCGCGTCAGTTTACAGGTTTATCGCAAACGCGCACGTTACAACAATATTTAGAATACTTAAGTCCTTTAGGTGCAAAAGAAAAAGGTGAGCTAGCTATTGGTTCTGGTTTAATTGCAGAAGGTTGGACAAGTTTAGCTGCCGGGCAAATGCGTTTTGTTGGCGATATGTCAGGTCCAGAAGTTACTAGGCGTATATCTGATTTCGTAATGCGCGCTTCTTTTCTTTCGCCAATGACGTCTGCCGGGCGTTGGGCTTTTGGTATGGAGTTTCAACAGTTTGTTGGGCGTAACGCTGCAAAAGGTTTTAACGATTTAGATCCAAATTTTAAATCTACGTTGCAACGTTACAACATAAATCAATCTGATTGGGATGTTATACGCGCAACAAACCCATATGATGAAAAAGGTGCAAAATTTATAAGACCTACTGACCTTATGGATCGTGCAGATTTAGACCCTAGTTTGAGAGAAAGTGTAGCAACCCGGTATTTAGAAATGATTAATACCGAAACAAACTTTGCTGTGCCATCTAATTCACTTAGAGGCCGTGTATTTCTAACAGGTGACAGTCAGCCCGGTACGGTTACAGGTGAGTTATCGCGGTCTTTTGCCATGTATAAAAACTTTGGCGTTACTGTTGTAAACACACATTTGATGCGAGGCATGACGTTAGATAAAACATCAAGCAAAGGTGGTTACTACGCAAACTTACTTATTTCTACTACAATGATGGGTGCGTTAGCATTGCAGCTAAAGGAAATATCTAAAGGTCGTGATCCGCGTGATATGTTTGGTGACAGTGAAGAAACTGCAAAATTTTGGTTTGCTGCATTTATGCAAGGTGGTGGTCTAGGTATCTTTGGTGATTTTCTAAACTCTGGAACAAATAGATTTGGCGGTGGTTTAGCAGAAACCATAGCTGGGCCTGTTGCTGGTTTTGGCGATGATATATTAAAATTAAGTGTTGGTAATTTATATCAAGCTGCTACTGGTGACGATACAAACGCAGCTGGTGAGTTAGTTAAGTTTACGCAAAGATACTTGCCCGGCTCTTCTTTATGGTATGCAAGGTTAGCATTAGAGCGTAAAGTATGGGATCAGCTACAGCTTATGACAGATCCAAAAGCGCGATCTAAGTTTCGTAGGGCAGAAACAAAGTATCGTAGGGATTTCGGTCAAAAATACTGGTGGGGTCCGGGTGATACAGCGCCGACAAGAGCGCCACGTTATTCAGCGGCAATTGAATGAAAGACTACACAATTAGGTTAAATTATGGTATTAGGGCAGCAAGGTAAGGAATTGCTATGACAGTAAGTAGTAGTACAAGTAAAGTTAGTTTTAGTGGTAACGGTTCGCTTACTACCTTTGCTTATAGTTTTAAGATATTTGATCAAGATGATCTTACAGTTATCTTGCGCGCAGCCGATGGAACAGAAACTGTCCAGACTATAACAACGCACTATACAGTTACAGGCGTAGGGTCGGCTAGTGGCGGTAACGTGGTGTTTGGTTCTGCCCCGGCAAGCGGTGTTACTATCGTTATTTTGCGCGAACAACCACTTACACAAGGTTTAGACTTAGTTGCTAACGATCCGTTTCCAGCGGAAAGTTTAGAAGAGGCGTTAGATAAGTTAGTCTTTATGACGCAAAAACACGAAGAGGAACTTAGTCGTGCAATCAAAGGATCGCGTACAAACGTAATATCTAACTCAGAATTTACCGTATCTGCTACAGACCGGGCTAACAAACTGTTTAGTTTTGATAGTTCTGGTAACTTATCTATAGCACAAGAACTAGGAACCTTTCGCGGCAATTGGGCAGCTAGCACTTCTTACAATGTGCGTGACTTAGTAAAAGACACAAGCACTAATAACATATTTCTTGTAAACACAGCGCATACATCTAGTGGCGCACAACCTCTTACAACAAATGCTAACAGCGCAAAGTATGATCTTATTGTAGACGCTGCAACTGCAACCACAGCGCAAACAGCTGCGGCTTCAAGTGCTACCGCTGCGGCAACTTCAGCAACCGCTGCACAAACAGCACAAACTGCCAGTGAAACAGCAAAGACTGCAAGTGAAACTGCAAAGACTGCAAGTGAAACAGCGCAAACAGCTGCGGAAGCTGCGCTAGATAGTTTTGATGATCGTTACTTAGGCGCAAAGTCTACGTCAGGTGGAAACCCCACTCAAGACAACGACGGAAACAGCCTTATTGATGGAGCCCTCTTTTTTGACACAACTAATAATGTGCTTATGGTTTACAACTTAGGCACGACTACTTGGTTGCGTACAACGCCAACTAGCTCTGATCAAACAGCAATAAATACAGTCAATGCAAATGCGACAAACATAAATACAGTGGCTGGTATAAACGCTAACATAACAAGTGTAGCTGGCATAGCATCAAATGTTACAGCGGTAGCTGGTGATGCAACTGACATTGGCACAGTGGCAACTAATCTTGGTGGCTCTAATACAATAGGAACCGTAGCTGGCATAGCCAGTAACGTAACAACTGTAGCTGGCATAAGTTCTAATGTAACTACAGTCGCTGGGATAAGTTCGGATGTAACAGCGGTTGCAAATATTCAAAGCAACATTTCTACTATTGCAGCTTCCGCAGCTACAACAAATATTAACACCGTTGCGGCAGATATATCTGGATCTAACAACATTGGAACCGTTGCTGGCTCAATAAGTAACGTAAATAGTGTTGCTGGTGCTGTTTCTAACGTTAACACAGTGGCTAACAATCTTACTTCTGTAAATGCTTTTGGTAATCAATACGTCATAAGCGCAAATGCACCTAGTAGCCCAAATGACGGTTTGCTTTGGTTTGATACATCTTCTGACACTATGAAGGTGTACAATGGATCTAGTTTTCAAAACGCTGGATCAAGCGTCAACGGCACAACAAACAG